AGAACTTATGGCAAGTCTGGTAAAAACATTTATTATTGGAATAATAATTAGGAGACAATATGGCTGGATTTAGTGATTACTTAGAAGATAAAGTATTAGACCATGTATTTGGTGGTAATGCTTATACTGCACCATCAACTTTATATGTTGCTTTATATACTGTAGCGCCAACAGACACAGGTGGTGGTACTGAAGTATCAGGCGGTGCATATGCAAGACAATCAGGAGCATTTACTGTTTCTGGTACAAACCCAACAACAGCTACTAATTCAGCTGCAATAGAATATCCAACAGCTACAGCTGACTATGGAACTGTAGTTGCAGTTGGTATTTTAGACGCTTCATCAAGCGGCAATCTAATGGCTTATGCAGATTTAACAACATCTAAAACTGTAAGTTCAGGCGATGTATTTAGATTTGATGCTGGCGATTTAGATATAACATTAGCTTAATATCATGGCCTCAGTAGGCTATGGTGAATATACATACGGTAAGTCCGATTATGGTACTCCCGTTTATCATTTTGGTGCTGCGACAATAGCACAAACCTCATCTGCAACAGCGGATGGCAGATTTGTTATTGTTGGCGCATCAACTATAGCCGCAACTTCTAACACTACCGCAACAGGTAGATTCGTAATTACAGGCGCTTCTGTAATAGCTACAACTTCAGACTTTGACGCAATAGGCGGTATTATTATAGCTGGTGTAGCCACTATAGCTAGTACATCTGGAGCATCCGCAGTAGGTACACAAATAGATTTAGGATCTGCAACTATAGCGGCCACATCTAATGTAATAGCTACAGGCACACAAATAGATCGTGGTGTAGTCTTTGGACCAGCAGTATCAGGAATGACTGCTACTGGCAGGTTTACTGTAGTCGGAGAGGCTTTATTTGCACAAACTAGTGGGTTAGATGCAATCGGTGGTATTGTCTATAGAGGTGCTACCACAATTACACAAACAAGTGGATTTAATGCTATTGGTGGTCTAAAATGGGAAGATATAATTGTTCCTGATGAAACATGGACCGATCAAATAGTAGCAGGCGAAACCTGGACAGATCAATCTAATCCAGATACTTCATGGACAACATTAGGCGAACAAGACGCAGCTTAAAGGATAAAATTTTATGGCAGATACATTTACAACGAATTTAAACTTAACTAAACCAGAAGTAGGAGCATCTACAGATACTTGGGGAACAAAGCTAAACGCTGACCTCGATACTGTTGACGGATTATTTAGTTCTACTGGTACTTCGGTAGCTATGAACTTAGACGGAGCAGTTATAGACAGCTCTGTTATCGGTGGCACTACAGCAGCGGCTGGATCTTTCACAACTCTATCAGCAAGTACATCCATAACAGGTACACTAGCTACAGCAGCTCAACCTAATATTACAAGTGTTGGTACGCTTACAGGTTTTACTTCAACAGGTATTGATGATAATGCTACATCTACAGCTATAACAATTGATAGTAGTGAGAATGTTGGAATTGGAACTAGTCCTGCTTTTCCCTTAGATATTGCAGGAGATAGAGCAAGAATTGCAGGTGGAACAACTACAACTTTTTCAGGATTTGAGGCTGAAAACAGTAATGGATTTGGAACAATATTTGGAATGGGTGGCTCTGGAAGGAGTGATTTACTAAATAATAGAGGATTTGTATCTGCTCAAAGTGCTACGAGTGGATTGGCTTTAGGAACAGAAGGAGCAGACCCTGTAATTTTTTACACTGATGGTACTTCATCAGAACGCATGAGAATAGACTCATCAGGTAACGTGTTGGTGGGTAAAACAGAAGATGGAGGATCTGACCCTGGTCATGTCTTTTTTGGTGCTGGTGCAGCTTATCATATACGTGATGGTGGTTTCACTAACTACTTTAATCGTAAATCTTCAGATGGTGAAATACTTAGGTTTGCAAAAGATGGCTCAACAGTTGGAAGTATTGGTGCATATCAAGGAAGTGCATATATACAAGGTAATAGTAATTCATCAGGATTTTTATTTGGTAATAACAATGTTTATCCTTGGGATGCTGGTGCATTGTCAGATGCTAATATTGAGTTAGGAAGTTCAGATTATAGATTCAAAAACCTCTACCTTTCAGGACAGGCATTGGTACAGAGTGGTGGTACTACTGCTCCTAGTTTTGCTTTTACAAATGACCCTGACACTGGTATGAGCAGACCTACAAGTGACGCTATTAATTTTTGTACTGCTGGTTCAGAACGCATGAGAATAAATAGTGATGGAGATTTATTATTAGGAACTACAGGCACTATATATTCAAGCGATGAAAGAATGAGTTTAGTAGGTAATGGCAATGGAGCAGGTATAGGAATTAAAACAACTTTTAAAACTGGACAATGTTTAGGTTTATGGAACGCAGGTACAAGTGGCACAAGACACATTATAAGATTTGCCGCAGGTTCAGGTAAAACTGAAATTGGTTCTATAAGCCACAATGGTTCAGTTATTAATTATGGTGGAACATCCGATTACAGATTAAAAGAAAATGTTAGTCCTTTAAAAGATGGGTTGAATAGACTTAATCAACTTAATCCAGTTCAATTTGATTGGAAAAGAACAGGTGACACTTCCGAAGGTTTTATAGCACATGAAGTACAAGAAATATTTCCAACTGCTGTAACAGGTGAAAAAGATGGTGAAGAAATGCAAACAGTTGACTATGGAAAAATTACACCATTACTTGTAAAAGCTATACAAGAACAACAAACACAGATTGATGCCTTACAATCTGAAATTAATAAACTAAAAGGAGAATAATTATGGCAAATACATATACATGGGATTGTAAAACAGTAGATACATATCCAACACACGACAGTCATTCAGACGTTGTTTACAACGTACATTGGCGATTAAACGCAAAGAGCGATCAACAAGATGCTGAAGGTAATAACTACGCATCTTCTGTTTATGGCACTCACAGTGTTAATGCAGATGACATATCTGGCTTTGTACCTTTTGCAGATCTTACTAATGACTTGGTTACTGGTTGGGTTACAACAGGTATGGGCGAAGATAAAGTAGCTAGTCTAAAGTCTGGCTTAGATGATCAAATCGCATTACTGATTACACCAACATCTGTTACTAAAACCATAGGTTAAAAAAATGGCACTATTGCCTGTAACTCCGCCAGCTGGCATAGTCAACAACGGAACTGACTATGCTAATAAAGGTCGTTGGGTTGACGGCAATCTCGTGCGTTTTGAAAATGGCTATCTAAAGCCTATTGGTGGTTGGTCCAAACTGAAAACTACACCGCTAGACGGAGAACCTATAGGTATGTATGCCTATAAGGACAACCTAGGTGCTTCTATTTTAGCTGTTGGTACAAGACAAAAGGTTTATGTTTTATACGACAACACTTGGACTGATATAACACCATCTGGCTTTGTAAATGATGCCTCTAATGATCCTCTTGGTTATGGTGCATACCACTATGATGTAGAAGATTATGGCGATGCTAGAAGTCAATCTGGATTACCTCTTGATACAGGTCATTTCTCCTTTGATAACTGGGGAGAGGATTTAATCTTTTGTTTTTCTGGCGATGGTAAAATATACAAGTGGAGGCCAGTTTCAGGCGGAACAGCTGATACCATAGGTACAGTTGTAACTAACGCACCTACAGGCTGTCAGGCTGTCCTAGTAACCAATGAAAGGCACTTAGTTGCTATTGGTTCTGGTGGAGATCCTAGAAAGATATCTTGGAGTGATAGAGAAGATAGAAACACTTGGACATCTAAAGCTACCAATACAGCAGGTGATGTACAAATACCTACAGGCGGTAGAGCATTACTAGCAGTTAAATACCAAAACGATGTCATTATCTTTAGTGATACTGGTATAGATAGAATGAGCTATGTAGGCTCTCCTTTTGTTTATGGTATAACCGCAGCAGGTGCAAACTGTAAAGCAGTCAGCAGAAGATCAGTAGTTCAAACTGGTAACTTCCTAGCGTGGATGGGAGAAAACTCTTTCTTTGTTTATGATGGCGTTGTGCGTGAAATAGCATGTGATGTGCATGATTATGTATATGACCAGCTAAATGTACCAGGAAGAAAGTCATGCTGGGGTGGACATAACTCTAACTTCAACGAAATATGGTGGGGTTTCC